ACATATAGATGCTGATGAGGAGATTATGACCCCCTCTCAAGTCAACGCAGCACTAGGGTTGCTGAAGAAAACACTGCCTGATTTGAAGCAAGTTGAACTATCCGGCGGACTTGAAACTACAGTGATTATCAAGGATCTAAGTGGGGAGTAGATTCGAACTAATCACTAGGCCTCAAGGCGAGATTCTAGGTCAGTACTCTAAGTCATGGGCTAGGGTAAATATGATTATGGGCCCGCTAGGCAGCGGCAAGACAATTGAATCATGCCAAAAAATCTTTATGGCTATGTGTCGACAACAGCCAAACAAGGATGGTGTAAGGCCCTCTCGATTCTACGCTGTACGTAATACCTACCCTGATCTACATACCACTACGATAAAAGACTGGCTTGAGCTGTTTGGCTCTATTGGTCGTTATACTGGTGGCGGCGCTGAACCTCCCACGCATAGAATGAAGTTTGCTCTAGAAGATGGTACATGGGTTGATACAGAGCTTGTATTTCTTGCTCTCGATAGAGCTGATGCCGTCAAGCGACTGAGGGGGGCTCAAGTCACTGGCTTCTGGCTAAACGAGGTGAAGGAACTATCAAAGCCCGTAATAGACATGGCTGATATGAGGCATGGACGATATCCGTCAATAGCGGCTGGTGGAACTAAACCTAACTGGCATGGAATCATTGGTGATACAAACGCTCCTGATGATGATCACTGGTATTACAAGCTGGCGGAAGAGTCAAAGCCTAGAGGGTGGGAGTTCTTTCGACAGCCAGGGGGGTTGATACCTGTAGGGGATAGTTTTATAGCCAATCCTAAAGCCGAGAATATAAAGAACTTGCCACCCGGTTATTACGTTAATGGGATGCAAGGAAAGGCTAAAGACTGGATCAAGGTCAATCTATGTAATGAATATGGATTCGTGGCTGATGGTAAGCCGGTCTATCCTGAGTATGTCGATAGCGTTCATTGCCTTAAAGAAGATTATGTGCCAGTTCCAGGTATTCCATTATTGCTTGGTATCGACTTTGGGAGAACCCCGGCATGCGCAATACTCCAATACAACAAAGGGCTTGGCAGATACATAGGTATTGACGAATACTGCACTACAGACATGAGTGCCGCGTCGTTCGGTCCTGAGCTAAAGAAATACCTAGAGATGCACTATCCTGGCTTTGAGTTTGAATCATGGGGTGATCCGGCTGGTGATGGTAGAGGACAAGCCACAGACGATACGCCCATTAAGGTGTTGAGGGCATCAGGTATTCATTGTCAGCCATGTACGACCAATGCGCCCCTTATTCGTAGAGCCTCGATTATCAACCCCATGAAACGCCTATGTATGGATGGCATGCCGGCATTCATGGTGTCGCCTAAATGCAAGATGTGGCGCAAAGGCCTAGCTGGGGGGTTCAAGTACCGCAGGGTTCAGGTGATCGGCGACGAGAAGTTTACAGACGATCCTGACAAGAATATCTACTCACACATATGCGAAGCAGCAGAATACGCGCTTGTAGGCTCTGGCGAAGGTATGGCAGCAATAAAGCCATCTCTACCGCAAGGCTATCAGTCCACGTCCAACTACGGCACTGACTTCGATGTATTCTAGTAAGGAGGTCCCTAGAGAGTGGTATCTGATATTCGCTAAGGCGAAGTATAGCCATTGGATATTCAGGCTATTACACAAGGAGATTAGCCACGTATATGCGGTGAAGGATTTGAACGACTACCAGTGGCTTGTAGTACAGCCTCGCGCTAATTTGACCGACACTGAGATACTGTTAAAATGTGAGCATCCACACATTACGTGCATATCAGGACCAGAAGATAAGATTATTAAGGTGTCAGTATTATCTCAACCAGAGAACAGAGGTCTACCTTGCTGGTTCAACTGCACTGAACAGGTTAAAGCGCTTATCGGTGTTAAGTCATTTTGGACATTTACACCATACCAATTATACAAAGGGTTAATCAGAGGTCGTTATGGCGAACGCAACAAGTAAGTTACGAAGAGGTACATTGATCGATCCGCTTCAGAAGAAAATAGACAAGAAGCTATCAAAAAAGGGCGTATTCGCTGATGACCGCAAGATCAAGAAGGAAGGCGAGGCCAAGGAGGCATCACGACTACAGCGCGAAGAGATAGGCCAGCAACGCATTAAAGAGAACATTAGGCTTGCTGAAGCTGACGATGATATAGGTCGAGCCAAGCTTCTACGTAAAACTGGAGGTCGTCGGTCGTTGATCGCATCATCATGATAGAGCTACCACCTGGCCTAGGGTCACCCAAAGACATTAAGAAGCGATTCGATAGCGCGGCACAGTTAAGAGAGTTGTGGCGCTCCATTCTTCAGGATATGTACGAGCTGTGCATCCCTAACCGTGAGACGTTCAATTTTCATTCTCCAGGATCTCGAAAGGCTAGACATATCTTTGACTCTACCGCCCCCGAGGCTGTTAACACCTTTGTGTCGGTGCTTATCAACAGTACTACGCCTGACGAAACCACATGGATGAAATACGAAGCCGGCGCGGATATCCCTGAAGATGATAAAAAGAGGGTTGACCAGGGATTGGAGGCTGCAACCGAGACGTTCTTCAAATACCTATCCTATTCGGACTTTCATTCACAGATAAACACCTCTCACCAAGACATGTCATTATCGACTGGCTGCATCATCATAGAGGAAGGTGACGACATAGATGAACCGTTGTTAAAGATCTCATCGATACCCTTGGCTGAGCTTTACATCGAACCTACATCAATGGCTAGGCCTCATACGTTCTTCAGGAAGCACAGCGTTAAAGCCCAGGAGATCATGCTTAAGTTTCCAGAGGCTCAGTTATCAGACAAGCAGCGCGAGACAATTGCAAGAAACCCCAGCTCTGACGTTGACATTATCGATGGCGGTCAGGTGTTCAACTTCGAGGACAAAACTTACCACCAAATAGTCATGTGGGACGATGCAGTGATATTTCACCAGTCCTACGAAAAATCAGCCCCAGGTGTCATATATCGTTGGAGCAAAGTATCAGGCGAGACACATGGCCGTGGCCCTGTTGATATGGCTATGGCAGACATCCGAACGGTGAATAAGGTCAAGGAGTATTTGCTTAAGAATGCAGCCTTAACCCTCACACCTCCATTGCTGGGTGTTAGCGACAGTATATTTAACCCGCACTCGGCCCGTATTGCTCCCGGTACGATCATGGCTGTTAGTAGTACCGACAACCTTAAGGCATTGGATGTTGGCGGTGATCTTCGAGTAGGGCAATTCGTTATCGAGGATCTGCAAGCGAACATTAGGAAAATTATGTTTGCTGACCCTCTTGGGGATATAACCGATCCCGTAAGGTCAGCCACAGAGAACATCATCCGCAACCAAGATATGATCAAGAAGCGTGGTGCTAACTTTGGCCGATTCAAGTCTGAGTTTATGGTCCCGTTTGTTAATAGGTGTACAGACATCCTAGTTAAACGGGGAAAGATTGCCCCTATCAAAACAGATGGTCGCGAGGTGGCACTTAAGACAACATCGGTAATGGGTAACGCAGAGCAGCAGGAAAACATAGATAACGCACTCGTTTATCTTAACTCCTTGCAAGCATTGCCACCAGAAGAACAACGCATTGGCGCTAACCTGGAGGCCATACCTTCGTTCTTGGTTAAGAACTTAAACTTACCTGAAGAACTAGCACGTAGCGCAGACCAAATAAGAACCATCAAAGAGGAGTTGAAGCAAGCTATGGCCCAACAACAGCAGCAAGGAGGCCAACCAATTGAGTAAGCACCCTATAGACCAGTGGGACGACGAGGCTAATGAGTACAGAGAGGAGGCCAAGAAACAGGCCCTTCTCGAATCATCTTTGGTATTCGCCGTTTTTTCTACTGAGCCCGGAAAGAAACTAATAAATAAATGGCGTGACTTACTAATGGATAGCCCTTCAGCCGGTCCTGGCATGGGCCTACTTGAGATAGGCATGAATGAAGGCGAGAAGCGCTTTGTTAGATATATTATCAATTCAATCAAAACACATGAGGAATCATAATAATGACGGATACCGTAGACCCTACGCCCGACGCAGTACCAGAAACGCCAAGTAACGCAGATGTAGTAGCTGGAATGGCTAAACCACCTGAGTCATCGGAGCCTGACTTTAGTTTCGTGCTAGACAAGTACAAGGCTGATGGCAAGACCATTGAACAGTCCGCTTTCGAGCAAGCTAAAGGTTATGGCGAGCTGCAAAGTAAATTTGGAGCCTTTACTGGTGCGCCTGAAGAATACGAGATGTCATTACCCGACGCAATGAAAGAGCATATCGATCTCGAAGAGTACAAGGACGATCCTCTCCTTCAGGACTTCAAAGATGTAGCTAAGGACATGGGCATAAACAACGACGGATTTAACAAGCTGACAGAGATGTATTTCAAGTCACAGCTTGCCGATGTTGAGGCTATGAAGGGTGTTCGCGAAGAGGAAATGAAGATCCTTGGCGACAATGCTGAGCGCAGACTGACTAACATACAGGACTGGGGCAAATACAATCTGGATGCTGAGACAGGAAAGGCATTAGGCGACATGCTTAACTCTGCTGCCTCGGTGCAGGCAATGGAATCGATTATTGCTAAGACGCGTAACGCGCCACAAGCTCAGGAATCGACGCCAGCCCCATCCGTATCTAGAGCTGAGCTTTCTGCCATGACCAACGCTAAGGATGAGTTTGGCGCACCTAAGATGAACAACAAGGAATACCGAGATAAAGTGAACAAGCTTTACGCCCAGGTTGTAGGTGAGGGGGAGCACCACGTTACTGTTGGCAGACGTTAATTAGGTTATTTTACACTCTACAATAGAGTTGTTATACTGTAACAGTTCGATACCTCTTTTGAGCCGAATAGTTAGACTTTTACACCACATATTTCTGTGCGTAACCGTCCCTATTTGGCCACACGGTTAACACAAACCGAAAAGAGGATTAGACTAATGTCTATCAATTTAGATGCAGTAACCGTCACGCAGTTTGACGACATCGTTAAACAGCAATACCAAGCCCGAGCACGACTTCGAAATTGCGTTAGTATCCGTACTGGAGTACGCGGTGACACATACCGATTCCAGCGAATGGGTCAAGGCATTGCCAATCAAAAGGCAACGCAAGCCTCAGTAACCCCAATGAACGTTGGTTACGCACATCAAACCGCCAATCTAGAGCGCTGGCTGGCTCCAGAGTACACAGACATCTTCGATAAAGATGAAGTTAATTTTGACGAAATGGCGGAGCTTGGCAAGTGTATCGCTAAAGCTTTGGGTCGACGTGAAGACCAGTTGATTATCGACGCCATGAATTCGGGAACTTATAGCACGTCACCGACTACCGGTGATGCTGATACAGGCCTTGATATTGTTACTGGCACTGCTGGCCTTACGATGGCTAAGGTTCGCGAGATCAATGAGCGATTTCAGGATTTAGAAATTGAAGATGGCGAAAAGTACATCGCTGTTACGGCTAAAGGCCTGAGTGATTTGCTTTCTGATAACACGGTAACCTCGACAGACTTTAACACTGTCAAGGCGCTTGTTTCTGGCGAGTTTGATACATGGATGGGAATGAAGTGGAAGGTATTGGGCTCTCGTGTTGAGGGTGGTCTTCCAGTTGTTACTGATCAGCGCGCATTTGCTTGGCATAAAGACGCTATCGGCTATGCTGTTGGTAATATCGACATGATGTCCAAGATTGATTGGGTTCCAGTAAAAACATCATGGCTCACTAACGGTATGCTTCGCTCAGGTTCAGTTATTCGTGAGAATTCTGGCATAATCCGTGTTAACTACACAGTATAAGGAGGCTATATAATGGCTTATTCAGTAGATAATTTAGCGTTAATTTCAGGCAGCAACTCCAATGCTGGTAAATTTTGGTCATACAAGGAAGCTGCGACACTTGCAGCTATCCGGGCCTCTGGTTACTTCGACAGCTCCGCTGATGCGGGTGTTGTGGATGGTGATATCATATTGATATTTGGCAGTGATGGTTTTGGTATGTCAGATATTTCTGTGTCAGGAAGCACTTATACCGTAAACGAAAGCATTACATCAGCCTAAAGGTGGAGGGGTGAAAGCCTCTCTGTTTATCTATGCCCTCTAAGATCGATATTATTTCAAATGCGTTGCTCTTAGTAGGGCATAATTCCATATCCAGCCTAGACGCCGACCAGGGTGCAGGCGCGACAGTAGGATCAGCACTCTACGAAACAACACTCAAGTACCTCCTAAGCACAACAACTTGGCGCTTCTCAATTAAGCAACGAAGCTTGGCCCGGTTAACTGCTGAACCCCTAAACACGTGGAAATATGCGTTTCAGGTGCCAACTGATCTTATTACGTTATTTCGTGTTATTCCGAGGTGCAACTATCAAATATTCGAAGACAATGTATTTGCCAATGTCGAAGAGCTTGCTATCGACTATGCTTATCGGGTTGAGGATG